CATGAAAGAGTGGCTCGGAATGGGGTCGATACCGGACGACCACAAGATTTACCAGTCGTTCATGGCTCCAGGCTTTCATCACCGCAATGGAAAATTAGTCTTGGAGAGTAAAGAGGAGATGGCCAAGCGGCGGGTGAAAGGCTTGGATGGTCCAGATGCCCTAGCTCTCACATTTGCACAGAATGTAGCGCCGGTAGTTGTTCCACCAAAAAGTAGGATGCCCAGACTTGAGTCTTCCATGTACTCTTGGCAGGGAACTTAAACCTTTTGGAGTGGATGTTTCACGGCGCGGCGACGGTCCAACGACTCGCGAGCCCTGTAATCACAGTGCGCCGGGGATGCTTCCTACTGCCGCTTGCCCTAGACTTGGTTGCAGGGACGGGGAGCGTCAAAGGTCAGACCGGTATCGGCCGGTGCTAGTGTGCGCCCGACAAGGATCGGGAACGCAGCGAATGCGAACACAGAGGGGACGCCACGGCGGGACGCGGCAAGCCCGCTAAGTACGAAGCATCTCGCGAGCAGAGCCACGGCAGCGCTTTCAGAATAGCTCAACGACGGCGGCAGCATGAAAGCCAACTCCTAAAACTTCCAAGATGAGCGATGTATTAAGTACAGCAGGACCACAGCGAACAGTAGAGCGTAAGCCCCGTCCAGTCGCCTGCAACGTCTGCGGCTATTTGCGGATTGTGGAATACTTCCTCAAGACCGAGGGCTCCTCGACGTTTTACTCACCCGGTCACGATCCCGGCTGTCCACGGTGCGAAGCGGCTGCTACACTCGGAGCAAAGTGACGCGGTTCCTCGCTATCCTCGCGCTGATCCTCGCCGCAATGGCCGTCACCGGCTTTCAGAAAGAGCCGATCCCGCCGTTCGAGGGCCAGGACGACTACGGCAGCAACCGGCCGGCGTGGTGTCAGAACGGCTCCGACGCGCAGCACGACGCCAACTGTCACTGCAAAGCGATGAACAAAGAAGAGTGCGAACCGGTACCGCAGGGCGACGTGCCTGAATCGTCAAAGTGCTCAACTTTCTGTAGAAAATCGGATTGTCGATGCTCGGACCATTGCACGAGCTGAGCGAAGCCGAGACCCCGGACGCCGCCGAGGAGATCGCGGTCGCGATCCGTTCGCTGGCCGCCAAGGCCACGGACCGGCAGTTGTTCGCCATCATACAATCGAGCGAAGTGCGCTTCCGTATTGGCTTGGACGGGCAGTCCGGATCGTGCGTCGACCTGACGGCCATGCGCAATTACGACGCGGCCGAGTTCCGCCAGTATGTCGAGGCGCGGCGCGAGCTGCAGCGGCGGGCCCGGCTGGGATTTGTGACACGATAACCTGAACTATTCCGATGCCCTACGTCAGCAAAGCACAACAGCGTCTGTTCCACTCGAAAGGCTCACCGGTCAGTCCTTCTGTAGTAAAAGAATTTGATTCTTCGACAGACTTCTCAAAATTACCAAACTACATAAAGAAGCCGAAAAAGAAGTAGGCGTTGGGCGTGCTGCAAGGCTCCGTTGAGAGCTTCGCGAGCCCTGGAATCACATCGACCACACCGTTCTGCGTACTGCCGCTTGCCGTAGCTTTCGTTGCACAAACGCCCCCAAGGACCCTCATGAAAACAACCTCAGCAGCTCCCATCAAGTCCGCCAGCCCCCTCAGGGCCACCCAGTCCGCCGCCATACGCGAGAAAGATATGCAAGGCAAGAGCGGCGTGTTCCGCGGCGTGCACATCAAGCCGGCGTCGAACGGCTACACCATGAACGTCGATCACGACGGCGACGAGAACATGCTCCCCAGCGCGCCCAACGCCGGCAGGACCGTTCACAGCGGTCCGAAGGCCAGCAAGGACCTACTCAAGCACCTGACCGGTGTTCTCGCGCGCCACGAAGGCCGCACGCCGGCTCCGCCAGCCGGGCCAGCCATGCCGGCCGGCACCAACCTCATCGGCGGGCGCTGAAGCTCCCGCTTTTCTCCCGCAACCAGTTGCAGTTAGGCCCTTGTACGAAGCACGAAGCCGCGCAGAGCAACAGCAGCGCTCGCGAGTAGCCGAACAGCCGCCACGCGCGAACCCAACTCCTCAAAATCTCTCCAAAGGAACTAATTTCATAAAATGCCCAGTCAATCAAAACAACTGCTAGGTGGACTACTACTCGGAAATGGTGACAATCTACGAGGCTTGGCTGGAACAGGAGCAGTAGTCACCTATACGGTCAGCGGAGTGGAGTCGATCGCCGACGTCCTGAACCACAAGATCCTGGCCCAAGGGCAGCTCGGAACCTCCGACGGCGTGCTCTACGACAGCAAGCCCGACATGGCGACCGTGGTTACCGAGGTCATCCTGGCAAACACCAGCGGCACGGCCGTCACCGGCGTAGCGCTTTCGATCAACGGATCGTCGGCGACCGCGGCCAACCAGATTCTTTCCTCGACCACTATTCCCGCCAATGGCCAGGCGATTATCTCGAACGGCGAGCTGCGCATCTATGACGCGAGCGGTAACCTGTACCAGACCGCAACCACGCCGTTCGACGCCACCATCCCGGCGGTGACTACCCCCGCGGCCCTCGGAACGGTCGGAACGGCCGTAACCGCCCCCCATCGCGACCATACGTACCAGTCGCCGGGCGGCATCGCGTCAACCGTCGCGGCCTCGGCCGGCATTAACACCGTCGAAACGCAGATCGTCGGCGCCTCCGTTCCCATCGGAGTACTCAGGGCCGGTACGGTGATCGAGATCGAGGCTTACGGCACGATTACCTCGACCGTCGACAATGTGGCGACGTTCAACCTCCGGCTCGGACCGACCACCCTCATCGGCAATATCCCGGGGGCGCTGGCGGCCCATACTGGCAACAGCGGCACGGTAACCGCGGCCAAGTTCGTGCTCAAGGCGCGGATCCACATCCGGACGAGCGGGGCTAGCGGCACGGTCTACGCCTACGGCACGGTGTTCAGTATCCCGACCGGCGCGGCCGTCACGCAGGCTCTTGCTAATTCCACCGACATCTTCACGCCGGCGTCGGTTGCGGTCGATACAACCGCGGTGAACATCGCCGAGTTGACTGTCGTTACCGCGGCGTCGACCACCACCATCACGTTCCAGGCGGCGAGCATTTCAGTAATCAAGATGTAGAGGAGCGAAACGATGAACGATCTGGAACGATTCGCCCACGAAACCCGGGGGGCTGAGGCCCCCTACGAGGTCCGCTCCGGAGCCCAACCGGCGCCGGAAAAGCCGAAGCTGAAGCGCCCCGAGCGGAGCGCCGAGCTACTCGACGCCGACGGAGATCCGATCCTCGCGCCGGCGAGCTTCGTGAAGTGCTAGTCGACGACAACCTGGTAGAAGTAACGCGGAATGAGTCCATTTGGACCCCTACGGGGCCATGCGCAGGCGAGCCACTCTTCCCTTGATGCCTCGCGGATTGCGGTTTCCCGGACGTCAAAACTACAATTCCACCCATCCCATAAATAGTGGACGGTCATCGGCACTCCAAGCGGAATCGGCCGCCACGACCCGACGATTACCTTCCCTTCGCAGGCGTTCACGAACTCCGCGCATTCGGCCTTTGCCTCATCGACGGTCATCATGCCCACTCTAACAGCCGCAAAACGCAAGGCACTGCCGGCGTCCGCGTTCGCCGGCGCGGGAACATCGTTTCCCGTGAATGATAAGGTCCATCAACGCCTCGCGATCGGGGGCGCCACGCGCTCCTACAACGCCGGCAATATCTCGAAGGGGACCGAAGAGCGGATCCAGTCGCGCGCCCGGGCGCTGCTCGGCGTGAATCTGATCGCGAGGCCGAAGAAAAAATAACATGCTCAATCAGGGACACGAAGCCGTTCACGCAAAAGACGCCTACCAAGCCGTGCCGGCGGAACTGGAATCCGTTGTAGGCCAACTGAAACACGAGTTGCGGCTGACGGCGGACGATCTCGGCAAGAAATTCACCGCTACGCAGCAGTCGGAGCTCGATAACCGTCTGGAGCTGAAGAAGCTCGATCTGGCGTTCGAGCGGGAACATATGGCGCATACCGCCGAGATCGCCGCCGCGGACCGCGCTGGCGCTGCTGAGATTGCCTGGACTCACGGGCGTATCGAAGAACTGGACAAAAGGGACGAAGAACTGGACAAAAGGGACGTTCTCCTCGATCGAGCCATCGCGGCGCTGTCTTCCCAGGTTGCTTCCCAGGTCGATATAGCAAACTCGGCGAGGCAAGCGAGCGAGGGCCAGATCAACAAGGCGCTCGCGTCGCATGATGTCGAGCTCGCCGCCAAAACCGCTGTGTGCGCGAGGCGCGAAGAGGCCGCACTCGCCAGATTTGCGGCCCTATCCGAGACTCTGAGCGCTAACACGGCAGCCATGAAGGCCGGCCTCGCCGCGCTCGAATCCAAATGTGAAGCCATTGAAAAACGGCTTGTCTATCAACTCTGGGCGAGCCTCGGCGCGACAGGCATCCTCGTCCTGGTGTTATTCCTCCGGCACCGCCTCTAACAATGCGCCACTACTTCTGGCCGATCGTCGCCCTGATCGCACTGCTCGTTGCCGTCGGCCGGGCGCAGTTACAGCAGCCGACGCTTGCCGCTTCGGTTTTCCGGACGGCTGCGTCGACTGCGACGCAGGCGGTCAAGGCAAGCCCGGGAAACCTCTATGGCTGGTACATCTATAACCCGAATGCGTCGGTCTGCTTTGCCGACCTGTTCGACCTGGCGTCCGCGTCCGTTTCGCTTGGCAGCTCCACCCCGGCTATCTCGCTCGGCATCCCAGGCTCCTCGGCCGCCAATATCTCGCCGAACGCCCTGGCCGTCGCCAATTTCGGCGCAGCGATCTCGGTCGCTTCGGTGACGGCAACGGGCGGGGCGTCGACGTGCGCGACCGGCATGGTCGTCAATCTCTGGTATCAATAACACCCCTATGAAATACACAACGGCTGTTCTTTTCTTCTTCTCCGCCTCGCTGATCATCGCTCCGGCTCTCTCAGCGCAGGGAAGAGACCGGCAAGGCGGCGGCGATCATGGATCCGCCTCGGTGGGACGCGGAAGGCAGGGCGCGGAAGCTCAGGCGCCGTTGTCGCATCCGTATCACATCGAAGCACGGCACCCGCGGCCAGGATGCGATGACACGGCCGCGTGCGGCGAGCTGTATTACACCTATGACGGCCGCAACATGCGCACTTCGGCGGGCACGACCTGGCAGTCGCAGATCATGGCCGACACCTCGACGCCCACCGTGAATTCCCAGTGTAATTTCATCGGGCTCACCAATACGGCGATCACGCCGGCGGAGGCCGACACGACTCTGAGCGGCGAGTTTGTCACCAATGGCTTCAACGCGGCGGGCACATCCGGCGCCGGCGTGCGCGCCAACGCCTACGCCGACAATTCGACGACCCTGACCGTTCCGGGCGCCCCGACCACCGTCGTTACCGGCACCACCGGCACCGCCGTCTTCTATTACATCTTTGCGTGCAATCAGGGAATTTGCACCACAGTTGGCGCGGCTTCCGCATCGACAAGCGTGGCGTCGACGCTCAACGCCACTAACTATGTCACCGTCACCTGGACCGGCTCGAACGGGCCGGCGATCTACAAGGTGATCCGGACCAATTCCGGTACGCCCCCCACCGGCTCCCTCGCCGGCGGCTCGACTCTCGCGTCGTCCGGCGAGATATCCGCCGATACCCCGGGGTGTACGGCCGCCCTGGTGTGCTCGGTCGTCGATTCTTCGAACACGATCGCGGCGTTCACGGTTCCAAGCTCGAATCTCACCAATTTCGGCAAATTCACCATCGCCAAAACCTACACCAGCACAGCCAACGCGGTAGGCGTGCAGGCCTTCGGAATCTTCACCGCCAACGCCTCCGGAACCATGTGCTTCGAAGGCACATTCACGCCGGCTACGATGAATACGAATGATACGCTCGCGGTTTCGGAGGTCGTATATTTTTAGGAGTTGATTCTCGCCCGATCCGAGGATGCGTGGTCAATGAATGAAATGCGCGGCGCTGCTCGTTACCCTTTTGCTTCTCTCGACGCTGCCGGCCTCGGCCGCGATCGCGTTCGTCACTTCGTCGACGGGCGGCTGCACGGCGAGTGCGACTAGCTGCACCAGCTCCGCCGTTACGATCGCCAGCGGCAATACGATCGTTGTCATCTACGCGATCGCGACGACAACGTCGGTAGGCAGCGCTCCCACACTGACGGGCAACACCTTCACGCTGGTCAACGGCTGCGCACTCAATAACTCGACTTCAGTCCGGATCGAGTGCTGGGCGACGACGGTCAACGGATCGGTGTCGGTAAGCAGTAAGACGCTTACCTGCAATGTCTCGCCAACCAGTAAGCTCGCCTGCGCGTTTGCGGCCTATTCCGGCGCATCGCTGATCGGAACGGTGGCGACGGCAACGTCCTCGAGCGCGAGCCCGACCAGTCCATCGATCACGACCCAGGACGCCAACGACTGGTGCGTGGCCGGGTATGCGGGTTCCTCGACCGGCACATTCACGATCTCGACCGGTAATTTGCGAGGCGTCGGCGAAGTGTTTACGAGCGGACCGGGCACAGCCATCACCGACAATGTGGTGGTCGGCGCCGGGGGCGCCTGCACGACGAAGGTCACCAATACAGACACGGTCTGGGCGCTCGCCTCGATCGAGCTGCGCACCGCGAGCACCGCGGTAGCGAGCGGCAATGGAACGGACAGAGCGCCGGCCAGCGACCAAGGCGCCGGGCTTGGCGCGCATCTGGCGGCGTCGACCGACCGCTCGCCGGCGCGCGACCTTGGCTCGGATCTGGGGGCGCATCTAGGGGCCGGGAATGAGTCGATTGCCGTCTCTGATTCAACCAGCACGCTGCGGAGCGTGCCGCGAGCGGTGAGCGAGAACACTTCCTTCTCGGAAACGAAAACGGCGCTCGGCGCGCATCTGGCGGCCGGAACGGATAGGGCTCCGGCGCGAGATCTCGCCTCGGATCTGGGCGCGCACCTTGCGGCAGCGACCGATCGCCTTCCGTCCAGTGATCTTGGCGCGGGGCTTGGCGCGCATCTGGCGGCGTCAACAGACCGAGTTTTCTTGTTAGAGACCAGATCGGCGCTAGGGGCGCACCTTGGGGCCGGAACGGAAAAAGCGCCGGTGAGCGATCTCGCTTCGGAGTTAGGGACCCACCTGGCCGCAGCCAAGGATATTGCGCCGGCGAGCGATAGCGGCGCAGCACTGGGCGCGCACCTGGCGGCGGCGACCGACAAAGCGCCCGCGCGAGATCTCGGCGCGGAGCACGGAGCGCACCTGGCCGCCGGAACCGACACGGCTCCATTGTCCGACGCTACCTCGGCGCGGGGAACGCACCTGGCGTCCTCTACCGACATGGCTTTATTGTCTGAAGCCAGGTCTGCGCTGGGCGCGCACCTGGCAGCCGGGCGCGAGAGCTTCGGGGTGGTAGAGACGCCGACGACCTTTGGCGCGCACTTTGGGGCCGATACTATCCTTCTTTTCCTTCGCGACCTGCCGTTCGGCGTCAAAAGCGTTCCAGGAACTGGCGCGAAAGGTCTCGGCGCGCTGGGCGTCGGATTCTGAACGGCGACTTTCTTTATGCAGATCATCCTTCGTCCGCGCATCCTCGCCGGCAACTCGCTGTCTGAGCCATTCTTCATCGGCAGCGGCGAAATCCTGGCGGTTCTGATCCCCTGGAACTGGACCGCGGCCCCGATCACCTGGCAGGGCAGTGGCAACGACCTGGTCTACTATGACCTGTACACTCCCGGCGGAGCGGAGATCCTGACGCAGACCGTTCCTGGCAAGTTGGCGGCGATCACCGGCTCGGGAATGCCGTTCACCCGTATTAGATCCGGACCGGCGGCTCTTCCAGTAATGCAGGTCTCGAGTGTTGAATTTGAAGTGCATGTTAGGAATAGGACGTCTTAAAGAATGGATGTTTCACGTCGCGGTGTCGGGCCAACGATTCGCGAGCCCTGTAATTGCAGTGCGCGGCTGATGCTTCCTACTGCCGCTTGCCGTGGTGAAGTGGTTGGTAAAGTAGTACAACCTTGACCGAAGCCGAATTCATCACCGCCTATACCGGGCACTACCGGGCCACGGTGCGCTGGCTCACGACCCGCAACGTGCGCGAGGCGGAAGACTTCGCCATGGAAGCCTGGGGCCGGGCCTGGGAGAAGCGCGAGCAGTGGAACGGCCATTCGCCAATTCGAAACTGGGTATTGTCGATAGCCTGGAACGCGGTGAAGACAGAGGTGCGCAAACTCAGCCACCTGGCGGAACACATCGAGCTGGCCAAATGGGCGGAGTTTCCCGTTACCGAGAATCCCGCCGCCGCGTTCGACGTAGCCACGCTCCTCGAATCGATGACGCCGTCGCATCGCCTTGCGGTTGAGCTTTTCTATATCGAGGGGCTGTCTAGTCTCGAAATCGCCGAAGCGCTGGAAATGGAACATAACACGGTTAAGTCCCATTTATTCCGCGGCAAGCTCGAAGCCAGAACGTTCGCAGCCAGACGTCAAAATGAAATTCTGTCAACCCCATTGGGATGAGTTAAGAAAGGCGATCGATGATCGCGGACTGTCCGGACTCGTCGCCGGAGACGGCATCAAGGCGGCGGCGGCAATGGAGCGCGAACTGAAGGGCATGAGCGAGCCCGGCGATTACGATCCACTGATGTCGGCTCATTGGGCAATCACAAGCGCAGCCCTCGAAGCCGGCGGCCTGTATCTGATGGGCGATAACCCTGAAGGAGCAGAATACTGTCCCCTCTGCGAAGCGGAGAAGCAGGGCGGCTCCGGAACGGCGAGCGACTGGATAACGGGCTGCTGCGACGCGCAATTGAAACACGCCCGCGAGCAGAAGTTAGTCCCCGACGTCCAGTAAGTTCTCTCTCGCAACCAGTGGCCTTTCGGCCCCAGTACGAAGCACGAGCCTGCGCAGAGCAACAGCAGCGCTCGCGAGTAGCTCAACGGCCGCCTGAGCTCGAACCCAAGCCCTAAGAAGTCCCGCACCAGAATCACCAATTCCATCAGGAGAATTACCTATCATGAACGACGCAACGAACGAACAGCACGACTCCCAGTCTGTCAACGCACAGGCTGCCAACGAAGACAGACTCCGCGCCATCGCCGCCTATGATCGTCAAGTAAAGGCCGATGAAGCAGCCAAGGTCAGCCCCACTCCGGCCAGCGCCCAGGCTGCCAACGAAGAGCGCCATAAGGCCATCCAGGCCGAGAATCAGGCTAAGGCCGACGAAGCAGCCAAGGTCCAGGCGGCAAAACTCGAGGAGGCCAAGCAGTGTATCGCCCGGGCCGAGGAAGCGAGCAAAGTCGCGACCGATGAGCGGGAGGCCTCGAAGGCCGCCTATGCCGCCGGCAAGCTCGACGAAGCCAAAGAGCACAGCGCGCGCGCCGACCAGGCCGCGAGAATCAGCGGCGACGAGCGGGCGAAAGCGGCCCGGCTCACCGCGCCGGCCACCCGGTCGACCTCTCTCAAATCGAAAGAGCTGGAGCCGATCAAGCACGAGAAGGTGGTCACTCTCCGCTACGCCAAGGCGAACGGCATCGTGACCGGCCAGTCGATGCCGGTATCGCACCACACCGCTCTCGATGCGTTGAAGTACGTCGATCTACCGACCGATGGATCAAGGTTGGTACTGAAACGGGACGGAACACCGTTCGGACTCCACGAGAAAATGTGGGACGACGTTCTGCATAACGAAGACGTCCACATTGTGAAACACCCTGACGCCAAGAAATAGTTTGGGTTCGAGCGCTCGCGGCGGCTCCTTGCTGTCGCGGGCGCGGAAATCACAGGCGGCGGCTTCGTTGCTTTCTACTGCCGCTTGCCGTGGCGTGAGCAATCAAATGGATCAAATGGAAGAAATTCAGGAAGAGCTGCAGCCGACCTTGAACGGCACGCGCACCACGATGGAGCTCGGGTGCTATAAGTGTACGCGCACGTTCTGCGTGATCGGCGTCGATAAGCAGGACGCGGCCCGCGAAGCGTTACGGCTCGGCTGGGCGCCCGACGGCGACCGCATGATCTGCCCACATTGCCCGGCGGCGCGAGCATCCCGGCCACGCGGGAAGCGTTAGGCGGCGCGGCGCTGGCGGTGCTTGTGCTCGATGCGGCCACCGGCTGCGACGGCTGACGGGCGCGCGGCCTTTCGCGCGGCAGGCTTGGCCGGCGCTGTTTTCGCGGCTGCCGCGGCGCGGACCTCGGCCCAGCGCTTTCTCTGAGCGGCGGCGATTCTCTTCCGGCCGGCGGCGCTCATTGTGCGCTTCTTTATCGGTGTCGCGGTGTCCTTCGGGACGTCGACCGTAACACCTTTCGCCGCATAGCGCTTCTTCTGAGGGGCCGACATGCGCTTTCTGGTGGCCGCGCTGAAGGGCTTACGGCCGGAAGGCGTCTCCTTGTGCGTGAGCTTGGCGAGGAGCGTCTCGATTCTCCCCTGTATCTCGACTATCTGAGATTGATAGCCTACTAAAGCAGCTTCATCAAATGACAGCATGACTCCAAATATATAACAAGAGTCTGGCTTTCATTCTGCCGGCGTCGTGGAGCTGATCTGAGAGCGCTGCTGCGGTGGTGCTCCGGAGATGCTGGCTACTGGGGCCGAAAGTCAAAACCAATGGCGCACGTAGTGTCGATTCCAGACCACGCCAGCGCGCTTATCGGGGCTGTCGGGCCGCGCACAACACTTTACCCACCACGATCTCCTGAGTCTACGGCGTCTCCGTTGAGTCTTCACTTCGGCTGCTCCGGCGGCCAAGTAATTGCGGGCTCGTCTTTCGAGACGGTACTGCCGCAACACGCGCCCCCTCCAAATCTGAAACGAGGCGGCATCCTGATGTTATCGATGTTGCGTATCTGAGGGCTCGGTGTGTCTTGCGCCTTGCCGCGGCGCGGCCACAGCGGAACGAAGCAGATCGTGAAGGCGTCGCGGCGGGTCATGCGTTCAGTCTAGCGCGATCTCGTAGAAGCGCAGGTTGGCCCAATTGGTGTCGGGACATGGGTAATGCTGCGAGGGCGCATTGGCTTGCCACTCGTCAAAGGAACACTCGCGCACGATCGTGGCCGGTTGACTAACCGGCTGGTGGTGTTCGTTAAAGCCCTCGATGCGATCTCCCACTGCGAAAGTATTTACGGTGGTGAGTATCAACCGCTTTCCACTATTGATGTGCGCGGCGAGTCTCTCTCGGCTTGCCTGCTCTTCCGCCGAAATCGTTTCCATCCTGCAACCAGTTTAGCCAGTTCCGGCCCTTTGCAGCCAGCATCTCAGGACGCCAGCGCCCACCGCGCTCTCCAATCCCAGCGCCACACGGCGGCAGTATAAAAGCCAACTTCTAAAGCCTCCGATGGCCAAGTACAATTCCACCACAAGCCGAATATCCCCTGACAAGGTCCAGGAATTCCTTAGAGAAGCTCGTGAAAGATACGACTTTGGTCTCGAAGTAGACAAGATAGACAGGGAAGCGGCTCAAGCCGATAACGCCTTCGCCAACGCCAGCGACAAGGAAAAAGAGCAGTGGGACGAAAAGGCCCTGAAAGCCCGTATCTCCGCCCATCGCCCGGTGATGCAGTGGAACCGCATCCCGACCTACGTGGCCCAGATCGCCAACGAAGGCCGGCAGAACCGCCCGGCTATCAAAGTAGCGGCCGGCGATGGTGGCGAGCCAAAGACCGCTGAATTCTTCCAAAGCAGAATCCGGTTCATCGAGTACGACTCGAACGCCGACACCGCCCGCGATACGGCCCGCGACCAGCAGGTTACCTCCGGCCGGGGCTTCATCCGCTACTCGACCGAATTCGTGCAAGGCACGTTCCGCCAGCGCATCCGGATCGAGGCCATCGAGAATCAGTTCTCCGTCGTTTGGGATCCGTCGAGCCAGGAGTACGACCGCTCCGACGCCGACTGGTGCTTTGTCGTCGAGCGCATCTCAAAGGACGCCCACGAGCGGCGCTACGGCAAGGATTCGATCGTCAGTCGTGTCGATTTCACCGACGCTGCAGCCACCGCGCCGGGCTGGATCGGGCTTGGCGACCGCGGCGAGCTGATCCAGATCGCGCAGTATTGGCGCAAAGAGTACAAAGACCGCACGCTGGCCGAGGTCGGAACCGGCGCGCCCGGCGAAATGCCCATCCCGGTGTGGGAAGACGAGCTCGACGAGAGGGGCTTCGACAGAAAATTCATTGTCAGAACGCGCCAGGAGCAGGACGTCACCATCTGCCCCTACGTCATCAATGGCGCCGAGATTCTCGACGAGAGCGAATGGATCGGATCGAGCATTCCCATCGTTCCGGTGTGGGGCCGCACCTGCACGGTCGACGGCCGCCGGCAGACGGTTTCGCTCATCAGAAACGCCAAGGACCCCCAGCGCTCGGTGAATCACTTCGTCTCGAACATCGCCGAGCAGATCGCCATGATGCCGAAGACGCCCTACCTGGTGGCGATGGGCCAGATTCCGGCGGCGTTCCTAGAAGCCTGGGAGAACGTATCGGCGTGGCCCAAGAGCTATCTTCCCTATGTTCGCTTCGACGACGCCGGGCGCGACCTGGGCGCTCCGCAGCGCGTCACGCACGAGGCGCCGATTGAAGCGCTGACGCAGGGTCTGGCGCAGGCAATTGACGGCATCAAGGCCGCGATGGGCATTTTTGACCCTTCGCTCGGCCAGGCGCGCAGCGCTGAAAAGAGCGGCATTGCCATTCAGCGGCTTCAAAAAGTCTCGTCGATCACCAATTTCCACTTTGCCGACAACGAAGCCCGGTCGCGCAAGCGCGAAGGGCAAATCCTCATTGAGCTGATCCAGAAGATCGACCGCGCCGGCATGAGCGTTCCGATCCGGGACGAGGCCGGTAAGACGACCGTCGTGCCGATAGGGAAGCCCTACGCCGATCCAAAGAGCGGCGAGCCGATCATCCACAACCTCACCGACGGCGACTACGGCATTATCGTGATGGTTGGGCCGACGCACGCGAGCGCGCGCCAGGAGATGAACGACCGCGATTCCGCTCTCATTCAGGCCGATCCGGAGCTGCTCTGGGTGATTGGCGACCAGCTATTCGCGTCGGACGACACGGCAGGCAGCGAAGAGCGGGCCGAGCGCATGAAGAAGGCCATCCAGATGAAGTCGCCGGGATTGATCGAGGAGAATCAGGGACAAGGGCAACCGCTACCTCCGCAGGTTCAAGCCGGTATACAGCAGCTTCAGCAAAAACTCGCGACAACACAGGCCTTCGCGCAATCCCTCCACGAGCAATTGCAGACCAAGCAGCCGGAGCTCCACAACGCGATTCTCCTGAAGCAAATGGATATCGACTTCAAGCGCGAAGAATTGCAAGCCGATTCTGCCGCAACGCTGGCGAAGCTCGGTATTCAGGCCGATATCAAAAGGCTGGAATCGGAGATAGACAACATCAACGCCGAGAGGCAGCGGAGCCATCAAGCCGATCTGGCTGCGGGGCAGCAATCCCACGAGCAAGCGATGCAAGGAGCGGACCAGGCGCACGACGCCGGGCAGCAGGATTCGGCGCAAGGGCACGAAGCCGCTTTGCAAGATTCTCAGCAGCAACATCAAGCCGATCAGGGCCAGCAAGATCGCGATGCGGCGCAGCAACAGCAGGAACAAGCTCAGCAGAATCAGCCGAAGCCAAAGGCCGCCTAGCGGGGCCCCAGTACGAAGCAAGACTCCGCGCAGAGCAACACCAGCGTTAGCGAGTAGCTCAACAGCCGCCTAAGCTCGAACCCAAGCTCTAGTTTTGCTCCCCAGGCGTGGGGATCTAATACGCGCCGGACTTAAAAACGTTATGCCAGATCAACCAGCAATACCAGCAGAGAACATCCCAGCTCCTGAACCATCCTTTCAGGACATCAAGAACTTCTTCGCTGACAAGCCAGCCGATAACGCCCCGCTCGCCGTAAAGACGGACCCGGCCCCTGTCGTACTGAAAACCGAAACCCCCGAACCCAAAGCGGATACTCCTGCCGCTGACGCTCCCACCGGTCAAACGCCTGTAACTGAAGGCGGACAGCCGGAAGGTGAGCCAGCCGGAGAAACCGCGGCGGAAAAACACACCGAAGCGGCGCCGGGAACCGCAAGTGAAGAGCAGATTGAACCAGAACCAGAGTTAGACCCAGGCGTCCGCAAACGCATTGCTCAGGAAGTTCGAAAGCAAGCGGCGGCGGATCGCGCAATCACAGAAGCAGTTTCCGCACGCAAGGCCGCCGAAGCCAGGCTGAAGGACCTCACCGCTGACAAACCGGGATCGGAACCCGCCCCAATCACCGCGCCAGCAGCCGAGACCCAGCCCGCGACTCCCCGGCCCGTACTTCCCGTCCTCGACACTTACCCCGGCACCTTCGAGGAATTCAAGATCGAGGAGAAGGCAAAGCAGGCTGAACTAGAGGCCTGGATCGTAGCGGAAACGACGCGCAAAGTCACGGAAGCAGTCTCCCAATCGGTCGATAAACAACTCACCGAGCGGGAATTGCAGCGGAATGTCGAGCAAAAGCGGGCCGACGCCGAAGCGGTACACGGCGCTGATTTCCCGAGCTTGATGGATACGCTGGCCCAAAACTCCCCGGAAGGGTTGCAAAAGGCCATCAGCGGTTTGGATAACTGGTCCGGAGTGGCGGTTCAACTGGCGCAAAAGCCGGAAGAGCTGGCCGCCCTGGTCGCAATTTATCAGGCCAACCCCGCCAAAGCCGTGGCCCAACTGGGTAGGATCGAATTCCAACTGGAACAAGCTGCTGCAACGCCAGCGCCGAAACCCCCCGCTATTCCCGCCCGCGCGGCTGCTTCTCCCAAGCCGCTGCCGGATCCCGCGCCCCGAGTGGGCGGATCCGCCTCGGCGGCAGTTCCGCTCGACCTGAACACTCTCGCCGGCGATATGCCGGCCTTCAAAGCGGAAATGAAGCGCAGGGGCGTCGTTTGAAAACAGTAGGAAGCATCCCCAGGGCAGATCAGAAGCCGCGCTCCCGGATTACCTCCGTGGCGCCGGCAGCATGAAAGCCAAATTCTACTGAAGCTGGTCCCCGCAGTTCAACCCCAAGAATCACGGCGGACAAATGGACAATTTAATCTTAACTCCCAAGGTCTTCGCGAGCCTCGTGCTCATGGACCTGGGCGGCGAGCTGAATGTTTGCAAAAACATGTCGCACGCTGTAACTCCGGAATTTGCAAAAAAGAACAACAAGGTCGGCGCCATCGTACAGGTGCGCCGCCCCTACCGGTTCGTGCCATCGAAGGGCCTGAAGTATCAGCCCCAGCCTTTGGTCGACACCGTCATGCCGGTTCAGGTCTCCCAGGTCGCTCAAGTGAGCTACGACTGGGACTCGGTCGAGAAGACCCTCGACCTGCGCGAAGCACGCGAGCTCTATTCGCGGCCCGCGGCCATGGACCTGGCTTCACTGATCAACGCGGAAGCGGCCACGTTCTGCGCGGACAACACCTTCAATTCGGTCGGTACGCCGGGAGCGGCCCCCACCGACGACCTCACCTATCTCTCGGCCGGCGATCTGATCGTCGCGCAGGGACTGCCGCAGGGCGAGGATCTGAACCTCATCATCAACCGCAAAATGTCGAGCGCCTTCGTTCACGGAACGAAGACCTTGTTCAATCCGGTTGGTTCTATCTCGACGCAGTGGAAGCAGGGCGAAATGGTCGATTCTTTGGGCTACAAAGTCTACAAAGACCAGACCATCAACCTGCACACCGTCGGAACCTACGCCGGCTCGCCCATCGTTCATCTTGGCGGCCAGGCGGCCGAGGGCGGCAACAACGGCACCATGACGTTGAACACCCAAGGCTGGACCACGACCACTCTCAACCAGGGTGACAAGTTCGTGATCGGCTCGGCCTCGAGCGCCACCGTGGGCGGCGTACAGTCCGTTCATCCCCGCACCCGCAAGGCGACCGGGTATCAGCAGCAGTTCACCGTTCTCGCGACCATCAGCGACTCGAGCGGCACGATCAACATGCTGGTCAGCCCGGCGATTACGCCCTCCGGCCAGTATCAGAACGTCGACAGCTCTCCGGTCGACACGGCCATCATCACGCTCGTCGGCGCGACCGGCGTAGCAGCCCAGCAAGGGCTCCTGATGCACAAGTCGGCCTTCGCCTTCGTCAGCGTCCCGATGTCGGCTCCGGAGCCCGGCTTGGGCGCGGTAGTCGCCCAGGTAACCGATCCCGACACCGGCATCAGCCTGCGGCTCATCCGCGCGTTCGACTCGTTCAACTCGGTCGAAATCAACCGCATCGACGTTCTGTACGACTTCGCGTCGATGTACCGCGAGATGGCTTGCGTGATTCAGGGCTAAGTCGAAAGGACAAAAACCATGAAAACACTCCATTGCATTGCCACCCTCGGCCTTTTGGCCGCTTTCGCCGCGCCTTTCGAGGCTGCAGCTCAGCTCAACAGCCTGACCCAGACCACGCTGTCTGCGACCGTCACCCGCGCCGCCCGGGTGATCCCCGTCGCCTCCGCCACCGGCATCGTGGCTCCTACCCAGACGGTTCCTGGCACCCTGCTCTACGTCTACGACTGGGGCCAGCTCCTGGGCGAGCCGATGAACGTGCTCGCCGTCAACGGCACCAATATCACCGTTGCCCGCACCTCCGGGCAGACGGTGGCGCACGTTACCGGCGCCGTCGTTCTGATCGGCCAGCCGAATTGGTATTACAAGACCAATCCGACCGGCTCCTGCGTCACCGCGAGCACTTATGTCGCGCCGTGGGTCAACACGCTTACCGGCGAGCAGTGGCTTTGCTCGACGGTTACGCTCTCGTGGGTACCGGGCTTTCAACGGTCCGCGAGCACGCTGGGCGTGAATACCCTGGTCGCTTCGACGGCCGGGCTTATTACGCCTTCCGGTCCGCTCTTCCATATCAACGGAACCGCGGCGATCACCGGGTTCACCCTTCCTGTCGGCTATGTTGGCGGCAGAATCTGCGTGATTCCCGATGCCGGGTTTACTACCACCACTGCGAATAATATTGCCGTCGCTTCGACGGGTGTGGCGGGCAAGCTGATCTGTTGGGACTACGACGAGAACGCCTCTAAGCCGTTCGCTGCAACGTACTAACTCGCTCTGACCCTGTAGTTTTGTTCTTCCCTTGGAGTGATTCTTTCTCTTCCTTTTGAATTGAGATCACTCCAGGGGAGTTTTTAGGAATTGGCGGCGCGCTCTTGCTCCGTCGAGGACTGGGTGAAGCGCTGCTGTGGCAGGCTGCGGCGCTGTGCTTCGTACTTAAACGGCAACTGGCTGCGAGAATAAAGGCATGAAAGAAAGAATAGCCCGCTCGATTTCCTTTTTCCTGCCGCGCGAGATCGCATACTGGTGCGCGATTCGTGTCTTCGCCCACGCTACAACCGGCAAGTATAGCGAGCAGGTGGTTCCCGACCTGACCGCAATGGACGCGCTGAAGCGCTGGAACGCATGAACCGCCGCGCCTTTTTCGCCACGCTGTTCGCTCCGCTCGCGGCGCGCGCTCTGCTGTTGACTCCGCCTCCGATTCGGGCGCTGACGCAAGGCTTGGCGCAGGCGGTCGATAGCCTCAAGGGGGCGATGGGGACCTTCGATCAGTCGCTCGGCGAGGCTCCGATCCACGACGTGTTCGAGAAATACGGCCGAGTGTTCGTATTCGCCGGGAGAGGCCTCTACGCGGTTTTCCCTAACCATATCCCGGATCCGGTACGCCTGATATCCGCCGACTGGAATCCGGAGCTTAACGCCATGTTTCGCGATTATGTCAGCCTGGAGCGGTATCGAGCGAGACTCGCGGAACTAGAAGCATGAACCGCCGCGCCTTTTTCGCCACGCTATTCGCTCCGCTCGCGGCGCGCGTCCTGAAGGCCGGCCACAAACCTCCGCGGCTCGGGACGGCGGCGAACCTGTTTAATCCGGTTGCGAATGTCGCCCAGCAGTGGAAGGAGTCCCGCCTCAGCCTGCGCACGCGATTCACCGTCCTGGACAGCGGCCTCGACGCAAACGGCGATCTGACTATGCGGCTGAGTCCGGCGGTATAACCGGTGTCCAACTTCTTCACCGACGTCATCGAGCCCCATCCGCGCTTCAACGCCGTCGTGCGCGTGGCCGATCCCGCGCTGCTCGATCCGTTCACCCGCCAGGCGGCGCTCGCGATTGTGGCGGACGCAGGCGCCATGGGCCAGCCGTTGATGATCTTCGAGACGTACCGCTCCGAGGCCCGGCAGTGGCTGCTGTTCAAACAAGGCGCGACGCGGCTATCAAAGGTCGGCGTCCACCACTACGGCCTGGCGTGCGACTTCGCGAAGGACGTCGCCGGCGAGCCGTATTGGGGCGGGGACTGGAAGTTTCTGCGGGACCTGGCCGTCAAGCACGGCCTGATTTCCGGCTACGACTGGGGTCAACCCGAAGTGAAGCACTCCTTCGTCGACGCCGATCATGTCCAACGAATTACGCTGGCAGATCAGGATAGGCTGTTCTCGGGATTATGGTATCCCGATGAAAATTACCACGTCTAAGGATTTGGCTTTCACGTCTTTGACGGCCGCGCCGTGCTCAAGCCAAGCGCGGTGAGAGATGGCGGCGGGGATGCTGTCTACTCAAGCGGAGCCGTTCGCGGAGGACTTCGGCGTCTTTGCGCAGCATTTCGATGGTGAAGCCTGCCTCGGAATCGGACTCGAAGACGCCAGTGATGTTGTACCGCGTCGGATCTGAGCCGAACGTTATTTCATCTCCGATCGCGAGCAGTGGCCCGAGCGCCCAACCCCTGATAATCAGCGGCGCGGGCTTCGGTATCGAGATGAGCTTCGCTCCGGGCCGCCAAAGTAGGCGATCCGAGTCCAGCACGAGGCCGGCGGCGGGCGCGGCGAGGAACGAGCGGCGGTTCATCAGTACTTTCCGTCGAAGGTAATCGCCGAGTTGCAATCCATCCGCGCCTCGCGAAGTTTGCGGATCGCGGCCGAGCGGTCGGGGCAGGGCGGCACGTTGGCGACAATCTGTTTGACGGCGGCGGCGAGCGCATTCCGAACGGCGCTCCCTTTGCCGATCTTGCCGTCGTCCCATTTCTGATACTCGAAGCACCGATCAATTTCAGCTTCCACTTCCGGAGTGACTTCGCTCGCGCGCGTGAAATCCATTCCGATTTTCCCCTGGAGCCAGTTGCAGTTCGGCCCCAGTACCCAGCATAGACCGACGCGAGCAGGAACAGGGCTTTCGAATCGCTCGACCTGCCGCCAAACGTGAACCAACCTAAAACACTTTATGACTCCTCAACTTCATCAAGACGGAAGAATGCACCTTCAACCGGGCAAAGTCTATCCCATCTCTCTCTATCACGACGGCAACCACACCTGGAGAGTGGTACACAGCTCGGAAGAGTACAGCTCCATGCGTCTCAAGGGCTGGATGGACAAGCCAACCCCGGGCGTGACCTACGTCGTCCACACTTCAGTACCACCGCTCGATCCGGAGTTTGAAGTTCCCGGCCCGATGGAACAACCGGGACAATGCCCAAACTGCGCCGCGATGAGCGAGACGTTTGAAACAGCGTGGGCCAAGCTCAATCAGGAGCACCGTCTATTACAAGCTCGGTTTAACGCTCTTGAAGCCGCAGCCATTGGTCCGCAGGTGTCCAGTGTGGCACAGGGCGCCGACAGCGCGGCCGGTACAGCGCCCGAGGCTGCTGTCGCTCACACCCCGATCCCCGAGGCGTATCGACCGGCTCCAGGCTCTGACGGCGTAGTCGCCGGCTCTCCCATCGTTCCGCCGTTGAAGGCGAAGCCGCGCAAGGAGTAACACTCGGCCTTTCGGCCCCAGTACGAAGCACGAAGCGGTCGAGAGCCACAGCAGTGCTTGCGCTTGCGCTCAACGGCCACCACGCTCGAACCCAATCCCCTAAAATTCCATGAGTTTAGTCAGTGATCTTATCAATGAAGCATTTGACGATTTAGGTGTCACCAAGCCTGGAGAGGTAGTCTCGACCACCATCCAGGCCGCGGCCTTCCTGAAGTTTCAGCAGATGTGGCGCTCGATGTCGAACGATCCGGCGCTCGCCTACGTCGGACGCACGGCTATCGGAACGCCCGTCGCCGGAGCCTTTCAGTTGATCCTCGGGCCGTCCGGATCGGGCGGTTTCAATACCAGCGCGATCGTGCCGGTCCGCGTTCTCGGCTGGTCTTCGGCCTCCGGATCGTTCCGCAATGGCGGCCAGATCCTACCGATGGCGCAACTGCACGCGCTCGCGAAGAACGGCATCGGCCGGCGCTCCGTGCTCGCTGAAGCGGTCGGGGCGGACGTCGGCGTACCGGGCTTTGGGATCAACGTCGAGATTTTTCCGACGCCGGACGTGAGCCCGGGAACGCTCGAGCTCGATTACTACTCGACGGTGCAGCCGTTTGCGACCGTGGGCGACGTGGTAAACCTGCCTGATGGGTATGAAAGATTTCTACATCTCTCGCTCGCAATCGAACTCGCGCCGCAATATGCAAGGCAGGGCGGAGTGCCGGAGGCGTTAGCGGCCGATGTGGCAGACGCCCGGAACAAGATTATGGCGAAGAACGCGGCGATCCTGGGCCTGGTTCCACAACAGGCTCCGCAGCAGCAGGGTCCACCACCGCAGGGTCAGTAACAATCTCCAACTCGGTATCGGCTGGATATTGGTAGGCGCTGGCGCTTCCGTCCCACGCGACGCCTTCCATGTACTCGGGTCCGACCTGTTCCCTGGTAACTGTGCCCGTGCGCCCGAAGGCAAAATCGAATCGGATCGCGGAGGGCTTCGTGACCCTCGCGCCCGTGGGGCAATCCGCGAGCTTCATGGCTCCAGTCTAACCCGTGATCCTGCGCCTTGAGCCTCCGATTCCGCTGACGACGCCGAAAGGAAAGGCGTTCGCGTACTTTCTGCTGGATTATTCGATGGATCACAACCTCTTGTGGATCTGCTTTCTCAGGGACGGCGGAGCTTGCTGGACATTCCGCAATTCTCAAATCCGGCTGGAAGAAAACGAAACCATGGGGCAGCGCGGCCCCAGTAACCAGCACGAACCAGCGCACTGAAATCACCGCGCTCGCGCTTGAGCTCAGCCTGCCACCGAGCTTGAACCCAAGCCCTAAAACTCCTTCCAGTGTCTACAACTCTTGCAGATTTATTAAAACCCGCTCTACGTCGTGCAGGAATAACAACCCTACCAGGCACAACACCCTCCATAGACCAGTATGGAGAGCTGATCCCAGAGTGCAACCGCATGCTCTCCGGCTGGAACTGCGACGGACACAAGATATTTCAGACTGCCATCACCGCCTATCCGCTGATCTCCAATCAGAAGATCTACACCATCGGGCCAGGCGCGAACCTCGACGGACCGCGGCCGGTGAATATTCGCAACGCCGATTTCATCTTCCCGACCAATCCGCTGGTCCGGCGCCACATCCGCATGATCGACGACGAGGAGTGGTCGCGCATCGGCGTCCAGGATATCCCCGGCGCGCCCCCCTACCTGCTCTATTACGATCACGGGTATGACTCGAACGGTTACGGCCAGATCTACCTGCGCGGCCAGCCGCCGGCCGGCTACCAGTTGGAGCTGTACACCTGGCAGGGCCTGAAGGCCACCTTCACAGCCGTTACCGACGCCGTGATCCTGCCCGACGGCTACGAGGACGCCATCGTCACCAACCTGGCGTTACGGGCCGGCTCGCTTTATCCGCTCGACGCCCATCTCGGGCCGCTGGCGGTACAGGAAGCGCGGAGCGCGCTGCAGGCGCTCATGATCCTCAATGTCCGGATCCCCGATCTAAGGTCGGAAGCTGCGTACCAGGGGCACTCCGGCGGCTATGGCGAGGGCCTGGTGATGGGCGGAGGCTCCACGACCATGACTTACTTCACGATGACCGGCGCGATCAACGGCACCAATGGAAGCGATGGCAACGCTACCTTCACACTCAACGCAACGCCGAATTCCCTCCAGGTCTACGTCAATGGGCTGCTGAACGCTCCCGGGATCGATTACACGCTTGTAGGATCGATTGTGACGTTCTTAGCTCCAAATATTCCTTTAGCGGGCTGGACGTTGCTTGCAACTGGATCAAGCAGTTAGAGGCTTTGGCTTTCACGTCTTTGGCTGCGCTCCGTACTTTTGTGAAGCGCGGTGGACGTGGACGGCGTGAGATGCTAGGTACAGGGTCCCGAAAGGCCCCACCCTAGAGTGTTGAGGGGAGCAGAATTGACTGTGCCGCCCTTCGCCGCAAGGTGATTTAGGAGCCGAAAGGCTCCGGGCGGCTGCTTAACACAGAAACGAGGCGTCAATCCACGCCTACAAGGGGTTTCGTAGCGGCGATTCAATTCGTTTCGTAGCGGCGGATTAAACCCCCAGAACGCCTCAAAACGCCTCAGAACAATATAAATTTCCAATGCGGACGTTTCTGCTATTATTCATCATCGGCGCCTTCTTTCTCTCCGCCCAGCCCGCGCCTCATACCCGTATCGATCTGAGAGAGATCTCCCCCTCGGGCGGCTCGGCGAGCCAGGTCCCGGTGCTCTCCGGCTCGCCCCTGGCGTGGCATCCCGCTACCGTTAGCGGCCTCGCCGGCATCACGGCGCTTACCGGCGACGTGACCGGTACCGGGCCCGGCTCGACGGCCGCGACGCTCGCAACCGTCAACTCCGGGCCGGGAACCTGCGGAGACGTGACGCACGTCTGCCAGGTCACCGTGAACGGCAAGGGCCTGACGACGTCGACCTCGGCTATCTCGATAGGACCGGTGGCGGCGACGTTCTCCGCGGCGGCGACGACCGGAACGCTGACGCACAACTTCAGCTCGATCACGCATGTCGTTCAATGCGTCGACGCCGGCGGATTTCAGGTGTTCCCGTCTTCTGTCACGCTGGGATCGAATGCGGATACAATTGGATTTGTGGGCGGGCTCACGGCGTCGACGGTTTGCGTAGCCGCTCGATAACCTGTTCCCTGCTCATCAGCTTGCTCGCGTCGAGGGGCTTCGCGCTTCTCCGCGCGACCTCGGCGCCGCACTCGCGGCAGATCAGCAGCCAGCCTAACTGTTGGTGGGCCCGCACGCTTTCATCGGCCAGGGAAAGGCGATGGCCGCAGACCTCGCAACAAAGATCGACTCGCGAGCCAGGCTTGGCGTTATATCCCTGGAAGCGATACGCGAGGACGGCCATCCGCTCGCTGGCGGGATCTTTGTGTAGCGCAACCAGCTCGTCCATTGTCATTGTCGGTTTCCTGTACTCAGCATAGACCGACGCCAACGATCACCGCGCTCTCAGCTATCTCAACCTGCCACTGAGCTTGAACCCAACTCCTCATGAAACTTCCCTTGGTGGGGCAAACTTATTCTCCGCGTTCAACAGCAGCAAGCGCTGCAACATCGATAAATGTCTACGCAGAGAGAATTCAAGACCCAAACATTCCACCTCAAGGGAACGTCCTAAGCGCCGGAAATCCGCTGGTGGGCAAGAACCTCGGCACGCTCTACGGCTGCCCGGGGCGCCACCTGTTCTCGAATCTGACGGCCATCGACGCGGCGGCGCATCCGATCCGCGGGATCTGGTCGGGCGGCGGCCGGCTATTCGCCGCGGCGGGCACGAAGTACATGGAGCTTTCCTCCACCGGAACCCTGATCGGATCGGTCCGGACGATCGCCGACGACGCCAGCCATAGCCCGGTCCAGATGCTGGTGAACGGCAACCAGCTCTTCATCGTCTCGGCGGGTCTCGCCTACATCGACAACGGCGCCGGGCCCACGCTGATCTCGTTCACGAGCGCGACCTACACCGATCTGGCGATCGGCTACTCCGGAACGGTGAACAACAGCGTCCCCTACGCAGACCTGGCAATCGGCTACAGTGGAACGGTCACGACCAACGGCCTGCTCGTGCTGCTCGCCTCCGGCGCGCCCTTCAACGACGGCATGGCCGGCCAGAACATCGTCATCGCTGGCGCCGGGACCTTTACCGTGGACGTGGTGGTCAACCCTGGCGAACTATTGCTGACAGCGACCGCCGGAATTCATATCGGCGTCGCCTACGTACAGGGAGTCAACACCACCGTCAACAGCCCATCGCAGCCCTTCACCGCCGACGATATTGGTGACAGTCTTTCGGTGACCAGCGGCACGGGATTCACCGTTCAAACGGTGACGATCGAGGCCGTTGACCCCTATGGCAACGCCACCTGCAGCGCGGCGCTCGGGACCTTGGGTTCAACCGCCGGAGTGGGCAGCAAATTCTTCCCGTATGGCGTGCTCTGGGTGAGCGGCGCGCAATTCAACGCTTCGATGGAGGGACAAAGCATCATCATCGCCGGCGGCATCGGAACTTTCACGGTCGGCAGCGTTCTCAGCCCGACGTTTCTCACCCTTACGACGGCCGCGGCGGCCTATGGTCCGACCAAGTACACGGCGGGCCCGACTACGGAGGTCAACAGCCAGGCTCAGCCATTCAAGAGCCCCGACGACGTGGGCGCGACTCTCGCGGTCGTCGCCGGAGTCGGATTCACGCTGCAATCGGTGACCATCCTGTCGGTCGACCAAATCGGCAACGCCACCTGCAGCCTCGCTCTCGGAACCCTTGGCTCGACCGGCGGAGTCGCTAACGAGACCTTCGCCTTTTCCGCTGTGACCGGGACGTATCTCGACACCTATTTCATCGTCAACCCGGTAAATTCCTCGCAGTTCCAGATATCGGCCATACTCAATGGCAGTTCCTGGCAATCGAGCGACGTCGGCGTTAAGGAGTCCTACCCCGATCATGTCCGCTGCGTCGTGGCCCACAACGAGCAATTGTACGTATTCGGCTATCAGACGCTCGAAGTGTGGCAGAACACCGGCGGCGGTCTGAACGCGCAGGGCGTCGCGCAATTCCCGTTCCAGCGTATCGACGGCGCGGGAGCGAAGTTTGGCAGCCTTTCGGCCTGGGGTCCGATCGCGCTCGCCGGCCAGCTCTTCTTTCTCGGAACCAACCAGGAGGGCCAGATCTCCGCTTACGTGCTGGACGGACTCACGCCGAAGCGCATCTCGACGCACGCCGAAGAGTATCAGTGGAACAACTCCGGCTTCCTGGGCCTGCCGACGAGCGCCATCTCCTACGGCTACACCGAAGAAGGACACAGCTTCTGGGTGTTCACCATCGGCCAGCAGACCTGGCATTTCGATACAACGACCGGCGGCTGGGGGACGCGGGCGGCCTGGAATGGCGCCACCTACACGATCTACCCGACCAATTACCACGCCTACGTCGCGGAATTCGGGCCAGGCGACGGGAAACACATCACCGGCGGCATGCAGGACGGAATCCTCTACGAGTCGAGCGTCAACTTCTACGACGACAACGGCCTCGATATCAAGTGGCAGCGGGCGCTTCCCTACCTCTACAACGACGGAAAGCAGCTCTATTTGGGGCGGGCGGAGCTGGATATGGAAACCGGCACCGCGCCAGCAGGCGCGCCTGTTATCACGCTCGACTGGTCGCATGACAGAGGTAAGACCTTTGTGAATGGTGAGACAGCGAGCATCGGGTTGGCAGGACAGAATAGCCAGCGAGTGTACTGGGTCAACAACGGATCAACCAGGGGAGCAGTCCCAAGATTGTCTGGAGTAGGACAGTACAAAGTTGCTTTGGTGGATCTGGATTTAGAAATTGAGATCGGGACAAATTGAATAGTTTGGCTTTCGCGTCTTCGGCCGCGGCGCCGTGCTTTTGTGAAGCGCGGTGAATGCAGCGCACGCCGATTCTGTTGTGCTTGAAAGGCAACTGGCTTCAGGAATTAACATTGCATGGCCACCACTCAGACAACGAAGCCAGCGCTGATCTGCCCGCCGCATAACGTCGCACCGGTCGATGCCGCGCCGGACGTTCTGTTCGGTAAAGTCTGGTGGCTCTTCTTTCATAATCTGGCGAAGACGGTAGTTAGCCTGGTCACCTTGGGCAACGACCTGGCGGCGACGGTCCAGAAACTTGTGGACGCCGGCAGCGGCGGCGGGAAAGGGACCGGTGTCGTGCTGGTCGATATCACGCTGCATGCGGATTCTACCGCCATCCCGGTAACGGCGGCGGCGGGAACGATCGTGCTGGTGATCATCCGCGAAGACGGAACCGGCGGGTGGAAGCAGACCTGGCCGGCGGCTTTCGTGGGGATGCTCGGCTACGTCGATCTCCAGACCACGACGCTGAACACTTACACGTCCGCGCTGTTCTACACGGCGGATGGAACGACGTTTCAACTGATCTCAGCGCCCGTGACGGGAGTCCAATAATAATGCGCAGCCTACTTATACTCGCTCTCGCCGCTTGTCCCCTGGCGGCGCAGCTTGACCTTGGTGTTCGCAAGCTAACGTCGATCCAAACCGGTAACACCGTCAAGACCGTGGTCGGGCCGGGGAGTAATTCGGACGGCATCGTGATCGCGCCGTCGACCGGGACGGGCAATAACCTCAGCCTGGGGATCGACTATGCGGTGAGTCTGAAGAACGGGACCGGTGGCGATTTCCTATGGGCGCTCGCCCAGCAAGTCGGCTACGGAACGCTGGCGCTATGTGACGGCAGCGGCGCGGGCGGCTGGGATAGCCACGGCTGTTCCATTTATTTGAGCTCGAATGGCACGGTGATAGAGGGAGGCCTTTACACCGGATTCGCCTACTGGGCCTACGACGGTTTCAACGGAACCTTGCGCGGCCAGTTTCTCTACGATCCAAACACTACCAGCGTCATTGCCGGCAGCGTGAACGCAACGGACTTCAACCTGCAATTCAACAGCGTAACGGCCCTTTCGCTAACGAGCGGCGTCGCCCTTTTCTCCACTAACGTCGAGCCCGCGCTCACCAACACCTACATCCTTGGCAACACGGGCCACGCCTGGGCGCAGACCTGGACTTCGGAGCTGCACATGACCGGCGGCATTGGTAACGATATCTCTTTCGTCACCGACAACGTGAGCAACATCGGGGCGGCGAGCTTCCGGCCTGCCCTCGTCTACGCCCACGGCCTAGACGCCGATGGCATTCTACAGATACAGAGTGGCGGCGCACTCAATCTCGACGGGGGCTCGACCTTTACCGCGACTACAAATCTCTTCTTCGGCGCGGACAATACCTACGACGTGGGGAGCAGCAGTAATGCGGCGCAGAGCACGTATACGTATCTGTCGACCGTGAAGTCTGCTCTGGCCCTCGGCTCTGGCGCGGATGTCTCCTTTGGCTCCGACAATACCAGCGATATCGGGACCAGTGCTCAGGCGGGCAAGAATCTCTACGCTTATACACACTTTGCCAAGGACGCCTCGGGAAATTCGCAAGACTTTATGCAGGCCAGCTCAGGACTGTTTGTCATTGGCAGCAATTGCATCAGCGGGATATGCTCAACACAATTGAATTCCAATGGTAGTAGCTATAACTTTACGGTCCAGAGTAACGGCACGCTGTCGATGATCGGCACCAGTTTTACATCCCAAGTTTCCGGCGTCACCGATTTTTTCACTGGCACGTTCCGCATCAACGGCACGAATGCGCCGAATCACACCTCTACATTGCCCTGCTCCGGGTCCATGGTGTTCACCTTCGGAATTTTAACCTCTACCACGGGAACCTGTTGACGTTTGTACGAAGCATCTCACGGGCAGAGCCACAGCAGCGCTCCCGGAATCTCTCAACGGCAGCGGCAGCATGAAAGCCAACTCCTAAAAATCCTATGAACATTCAACGATACGGCTGGCGTAAAGACTCTCTGGATAAGAGAGACCTGATCTTCTCTCCTCATTCCAACATCACCCTTCCCCCCTTATGCGATCTGACCGGGCTCTGCCCTCCGGTCTACGACCAGGGCGCGCTCGGCTCCTGCACCGCCAACGCGATCGCCGGCGCAATCGAATTCGAGCAGCGCAAGCAGAACAGCACGGCGGTCGCGGTCCCCTCGCGGCTGTTCATCTATTACAACGAGCGGGTGATCGAGGGAACGGTCGCCTCAGACGCCGGCGCCGAGATCCGGGACGGCATCAAGAGCGTCTTCGCGCAAGGCGTTTGTCCGGAGACGGAGTGGGTCTACGATATCTCGCAATTCGCCGCCGCGCCGCCGCCCAGCTGCTATAAGGACGCACGGAAAGATCTGGTCCGCTGCTATTACGCCGTGACCCAGACCGAAGGGCACATGAAGGCGTGTCTGGCGGCGGGATATCCCTTTGTCGTTGGGTTCACTGTTTATGGCGGCTTCGAGACGGCGCAGGTAGCTCAGGACGGTATCGTTCCGATGCCGGAGCCGGGCGAGGCGCCGGTTGGCGGCCATGCGGTTCTCGTGGTGGGATACGACGACGCCAACAAGCAGTACATCGTCAGAAATTCCTGGGGCGCGGGCTGGGGATTGAAGGGCTACTTCCGGATGCCTTATGCCTATTTCGCCGATCCAAACCTGGCAAGTGATCTCTGGACAATCCGGCTGGTGGAAATTCAATAACGAGAAGTTGGCTTTCATGCTGCCGGCGCCGTGGAGCTGATCTGGAAGCGCTGCTGTGGCTCTGCCCGGGGGATGCTTCGTACTGAACGTCAAAGGCAACTGGCTTCAGAAAGAAAGGCTGCGGCAAGCGGCAGTAGGCAGCATCCCCGGCGCACTGTGATTGCAGCGCTCGCGCTCAGCTCAACGGCCGCCCAAGCTCGAACCCAAGCCTGAAAACAGATGAGACTTATTATCACTCTACTTGCAATTGCAACCCTTGCTGTTGCTCAAACTCCCGACGCCCTAACCGACCATCAGGCGCTCGAAATACGCGAGGCGCAGCTTACCGTAGCGCGGGCGATCATCGCCAAGTACGACGCCGAGAAAGCCGGCCAGAAGGCCATCGACGACGCGCAGGCGGCTCTCCAGGCGAAGGTGCTGGCGCTCCAGAAAGAGGCTAATCGCGAAGGATGCGGGCTGACGCAGGATCTGAAGTGGCAACGGCCGCCGGCAAAATGACGTTCGAGGTATCCACCGACTTCGCCCTAATCCGCTCGATCCTCGCTAACAACCGCTGCTACCGGCGCATGGTGAACGACACCGCGCCGGCGAAGTTCGACGCGGTCGATATCGGGCCGCGCGAGGGCGTCGACTTCGTGATCGCCTCCGAGCAGGGCTCGCCGATGGCGCTGTTTCTCGTGGTCGCCTCGGGTAAAGACGAGGCTGAAGTGCATTTTTGCTTCGTGCCGGAGGCCTGGGGCGCGACGCGCCAGGTCGCCGAAGCCTTCGTCGATTGGGTTTGGAAGCACTACCCGAAGCTGGCGCGCCTGATCGGACCGGCCCCGAGCTATAACCGGCTGGCCATACGCCTCGCGAAGCTGGTCGGCTTCCGCCAGTATTCCATCAAGCACGATGCCGGCACGAAAGGCGGCAAGCCGTTTCACCTTCTGATGCTCGAACTGCGCAGGCCGCGCTAATTCCTCATGTTCACCCGAAATCAGCTCCTTTCCGAATTCCCCACCGGTAATCCCTTCCCCGACGGTCGCCGCTACGATCCCGTTACCGCCATGATCGGCAGCGCCGCGGTCGGCGCGGGCGGCAGCATCCTCGGCGGCCTGTTCGGCTCGAACGCGGCCGATAAAGCCGCCAAGCAGCAGGTAGCGGCAGCCAACGCCGCGGCGCAGGGCGTCACCGACGCCACTAATCTCGTCAATCCGACGATCTCGGCCGCCGCCAAGGCCGCCGGAGCGGGCGTCACCGATGCTGCGACCGCCGCAGCCGGAGGCGTCACTGCCGCCGCAGGCAAGGCGAACGCGCTGCTCGATCCCTACGCCGCGACGGGCGCGAACGCGACCAACCTGATCAACGCCGGCCTCGCTGAGGGAGGGGCGTTTAATAAAACTCCTCAACTCTCCGACCTTACCGTAGACCCAGGCTACGCTTTTCGCGAACAGCAGGGCGAGAAGGCCCTCTCGCAGGGCGCAGCGGCCCGCGGAGCGGTAGAGGGCGGCGGCTTCGCCAAGGACATCAACGCTTTCGCGCAGTCGAATGCCAGCCAGGAATACCAGAACGCCTTCGCGCGCTTCGAACAATCGACACAGAACCGATTCGCCAATCTCTCGAGCGCGGCCGGCGCCGGGCAGGCTGCAGCCACGACCGAGGGCGGCAACACCATTGGGGCGGCGCGGTATGGCGGAGACATCGGCTTCGCCGGGCAGGAGTACGCCGGATCGCTCAATTCGAACGCGGCCAATCTGATCGCGGCGAATACGATTGGGGCGGCGCAGACGGCCGGGAATTACAAGACGCAGGCCGGCAACGCGCAGGCGGCTGGAACCGTGGGCTCGTCGAACGCCTGGAACACCGCCTTTGGCGGGGCGGCGAATGCCGTGACCGGGGCCGCGCAGTTCAACTCGCTATTGAACAACCCGAACTACATCAACAGACCGGATATCAATACGCCAACGTTTAACCCGGCAGGTAACGGTAGTTGGATATATCCGACTCGAACACCTTAACCCTTAGGTTTTAGGTGCTCGGCACCGCTCTCGCTGGAATCACACGGCTCGCTCTATTCTGCGTACTGCCGCTTGCCCCGGCATTTCTCTCTGGAGCCAGTTGCTTTTCAGTACGAAGCATCGACGGCGTAGAACCACAGCAGCGCTCTCAGAATCTCTCCACGACGCCGGCAGAATGAAAGCCAAAGTGTTCGTATGCCCATTGATCCTCAAATTCCATTAAGTGTTCGTCCTCCTCAAATTGCAGACCCTCTTGAGCAAGCAGGAAGAGTACTGCAAACTCGCAATCTCATCCAGCAAGGACAGATGGGAGCTTTGGATATCCAGCAGAAGCAGACAGCGATCGACAACATGAAGGCGACCAATGACAACTACCTCAAGGCGCTCACTGTCGGGCCGGACGGGAAAGCTACCATCGATCAGGGCGTGCTGACGCAAGGGCTCGCCTCTGGCGGCCACGGCGCACTGATTCCAGGAATTCTCAAAAGCGTCAACGACGCGCAGGAATCGGTCGCCAAGCTCGCCAAGACCCGCGGCGAAGTAAGGACACAGGAGGAAGACGCCGGCGGCGCAGTCGGCAACGCGGTCAAAGAGGCTAATGGCGATCCACACCTGTTTCTCACGCTGGCGCAACACGCGATAGACGCTAAGGCGGTCGATCCGGCGCTCCTCGGGCCGGTCATGCAGCACGTTCAGCAGAGCCTTATACAGGACCCGACCGGCGAGACGGCGCGCGGCAACGTACTGGACTTTTCCAATCACCTGATCAATTCGAGCCCGCAATGGGTGGAGAGGATCACCCAGCGGAAGGCGGCCGAGGCGCGCGAGCGGATGGCGGCCACCGGCGAGGCCCGGCTCCCAGGCGAGCTGGCGGCCACCGATGCTCTGGCTCAGGAACGCCAGAACAAAGAGACCCAGCAGGTAAAGACGGACGCGGTACAGCGTCTCATGGCATCGCCCGACAGCGCCACGTTCGAAAAGAACCTCAACGGCGACGACATGCCAGCGGCCTTCTACGAGCAGGCGCGCAGTTTGATCAAAAAGGGAGCGTTCGATCCCGAGACATCGCCGGCCGTGCTTAACCGTGGAATGCTGCTGACTCCCGAGCAGGTGGCGGCGGACGACCGGGCGAAGGCGACAGCCGAGCGCGCCGAGACGAACCATGCCGACCTCGTGAGGCATCAAGGCGTTCTGGAGTCGCAAGGTTGGACCCGTATCAACGATAGAGACAACCCGACACCCAACTCGACGCGCAAGGACGTTCGCCAGGCGCGCATCGAATTCGACAAGGCTGGCGAAACTGAGCAAAAGCTCTACGGGATGCGGTCGAGCCTTGCGAACGCTATTTCCTCCGGCGGCAAGACGTATGTCGATCGACTTGGTAACGTCGTGCCGATGGCAAAGGCAGCCGCGGCCGACAACTCCAGTTCGGACGCGCTGATTCAGGACATGACCGACCGGTACAAGGGAATCACCGAGCGGCTGACGACGGCGGTGTTGCCGGGGAAGTACGACGCTGGCGCGCGGCTGGGGATGCAGAATCCGAGCAAGCCGCTCAGCGCAGCCCAACAGGAATTACGCGATGGCGATGCGGCGCTGTTCAAGGGCATGGCGGCTCGGAACGCGCCCGCAGGGGCCGCGCCCGCCAAGTCGCCCGCCGTCGCGCCCAGCCAGCCCGCCAAGCCGCCCGCCGCGGCGGCCGTCACGCAAAAGACCGAAGCCGATATCCGGCAGTGGGCCGCCCAGAACGGCAGGGACGTCGATGCCGCTATCAAGGCCGCACGACAGAAGGGAATCATCAAATAACGGATGCCGAACGATCTCGACACGCTGCTGGCTGACGTTCCAGCGGCGAAGGCGCTCCCCTCGGGCGCTAACGATCTCGACAAACTTCTGGCCGACGTGCCACCTGCCGCGAAAGCTGCGCCCGCGCCGCCTGTCGAGCGCACTGGCGGCGGTCCTGTTCCGCGAGCCGGCGCGCAGCCGATCCTCCCGCAGCTCCACACGCGCACCGCTCAGGCGGTTCCGCCTGTCTTCGAGCAACCGCAGGAGGGGCTGACCGGCGACCTGAACAATGACCTGGCCGATGTCGGGCCCGCAATTAAAGCCGGCGCCGAAAGATATGGCATGACGAACTTGCCGTCCTATCAGGTAGGCGCCAAGGGCCAGCCCGACGTTGGCGACGTGGAGAATCTGGGCATCGCCCTCGCCACGGCCGGATTAGGGGCTGCCGCCAAGACGGCCACCGGGCCGCTAGTGAAGCCGGTTCTCAGCACGCTGAGCAAGTTGGTGAGCCTCGGTTTCACCGGGCAGGCCGGAGTCCAGACCTATCGGGCCGCACAGCGCAGCGCGCAGGCGTTCTCGAAGGGCGATTACGCTGGAGCCGCCGGCGAGCTGGCAAACGCCGGATTGATGGGCGGCCTCACCGCTATGGGTATCCGCGAAGCCGGGAACATGGTGGGCGAGAAGTTCGGCGAGGCGCACAATGTCGAAGCCGCGCGCCTGGTGGAGCAGGAGCGACAGGCGGGGATGGTTCCATCCGCCCTGGGCGGCCCCGAAGCTGGCGGAGTGCCTTCGGAGCTTCAGCCGGCGACCGCTCTCCGGCCGACGACGACGCAAGTGATTCAGCGCTACGGCCGCGGTCGCGGTCGTATCCTCGACCCGACAACCGGCGATGTCGCCTTTGATGGCACACTCGCCGAAGCGAAGGACTGGCTGCAAAAGCTCGGGGTATCTCAGACCTCCGGCCCTGGAATCACGACTCCGGTCACGGCGCCGGTTGAGCCGATACCGGTCACGATCAAGGGCAAACTGGCGCACATCGAGGAGTTGGAAGGCGGCCAGGCCCGCGTAGTCGACGCGGAAAGCGGAAGGACGCTCTACGGCGGAGCCGGGCCCGACGTCCAGACGTGGCTGCATCAGAACGCCGCGCAGAACACGCCCA